ACTATGTGGTTAATAACCAGTGGAAACCAGTGTGGTAGTTTCCTGTCACTTGCAGATTTTTAACACACTACGTGGCGAGCGCCAATAAAACTGACGTGTGAGTTTCTCCGACTACAGGTTTTGCACGTATAATGGCTATATCTAGCAGAATCACCCCCGATTGGTGGTGTTTAACCATTTGATGGTTTGTTGACCGGGACCGGGCAAGTTGCCAGCCAACTTGCCCACCAAACAACTTGCATATCTGAATTGTACCAAGAAATTGGTTTTATAGGATATTCATTAGCGAGTCGCTGTTTAATCGTCAAAAGAAAGTCACCATGATAGACCCCGTTTCATTGTTAGTTATAGGTTATGTTGGTGCTGTGGCAGCCAAGTTCTGGGGGATCAGTAAAATGAAAACTCAGAAACCACCTGTCAATACAGTCGCCAGACCTAATCCAATAGTACCACCTCCACCAAGTAACAGTGTCGACCCAACACCTGATTACTTCTTGGCAGGCTTAGACGAAGTATTATGTACACCTAATGAATGCGCACAAATCCCAAGGAGAGCGGGGGTTTGGGCAGCACAAGCAAGAATGGCTCTCCATATCGTAGACGATGATTTAGCTACCAGAATGATGGTTAAAGATTGGCTGCGTGCTGAGATGGAAAAACTCAATTATCGCAAAGGTGTCATTGCTACACTGATACCATTTGCTGTACAATTTGCATTTTTACCAACTCGAACCGAAATAGATGCGCGCGAGCAGACTATGTCTGATGGGTACCGTGCGCGCTATAGAAAGCGAGCTAGACTATGGAAGTTCTCTCCCGGATGGGACGAGTGGCTATCTTTTCCTTATTTATTTAAGGAGGAGATAGTTGCAAGTCGCAACTGAGGAGGCCTATATGTTAAGCAGTCTAGATCTTCAGGCAAATCCTTAGCTCCTGATGATCCTAGACTTACAGTGATGTTACGCTGGGCCCAAAAAATTAGGAAACCAAGAGTAGTCTATGATTTTTTCACTCATAGAAATGATGTTGATTACAATGTGTATGATACATCTATTTACTCTATTGAACGTGCTGTCAAGGAAAGATTGCTTTATGTGAGCGATGGCAATGGCGGATTCACCAATCCTCCAAAACCTAGCAATACCGCAATCTTTCAAGTTCGTTTAAAAAGTGTTTACGATCACTTCAAATCGCGAGTTCAATATGCCTCCCCATTAACTAAGGAACAATTTCTTAGGGCTTATGACGGACGCAGAATAACCGTGTATTCGAATGCAATCGACTCACTTTTAAAACAACCGGTAAGCAGGAACGACGCTAATATTAAATTTTTCATGAAAGTGGAAAAGATAAATTTTAGTGCCAAACCCAATCCTGCTCCGCGAGGAATCTCACCTAGAGACCCTCGATATCACGTTTCACTAGGTCCGTACATAAAGCGGATCGAACACCACATCTACGGTTTGGTAGATG